ATTCCACTTCCAATCTGGCGGAAACCGGTCAGATTGCTGCTCTATTTGCGAGGATAGAGTTTGATGCCTTCTGGGTTTTATCCAGCACAAGAAGGCGCTTCCCTAGTAGGACAGGGCGGCCATAGCAGAGACACCTTCTGTTATGCTTCACGCAAGTGTTGAAGGGTTGTGGTGTTGAAAGAACATTCCCTTGAACTCTAGGTCATAGATGACGCGATTCAATAGAATCGTTTTCTTTCTTTAAAATGGCTAAAGGTAAGAAAAAGTTGTTGAAAACTTTGAAAAAGGTGGGAAAGGTAGGTGGCGAAATTGCTTTGAAGACTCTCTTAGCTGGGCTTGGTAGTTATACCGCAACCAGCAAGAAGAATACGGAACGCAACAGGAAACGCAGACTAAGGCGAAAAGCTTTAAAAGGTTCGGGAGCTTATATGTCTGTTCCATTTCGAGTTAAAGGTAGTGGATCCTATGTTACAAACCAAATGATTTCCAATTCGACAGTCAGTGAAATCCCTTCTTTTGGTGATGACACTGCTGGTGATATAACGATCACTAGAATCGAATATATTGGAGATGTTTATGGTCAAGCAGATAATGGTTTCTATACTACTCAATACCCTATCAATCCTGGTTTACCTTCAACTTTTCCTTGGGCTAGTCAGGTGGCAGCGAATTATGATGAATATGACTTGGATGGTTTGGTTTTTACATACAAACCTGTGGTGTCAGATTCTCAGACTTCGACTGTGTCCTTAGGCAATGTGATCATGGCGGCGCAATATAATGCTGCTTCTTCTCCTTTCGCATCTAAAGTCGAAATGTGTCAATATGCTGGAGCTGTTTCTGCTCGCATTTGTGACCATTGTATGTTAGGTGTGGAGTGTGATAAGGACAAACGTGCTGGTGCTGATTCATTGATGGTGAGGACTGGAGCGATCTCAGAATCGGAGGACGTGAAAACTTATGACTGGGGTATTGTTACTGTGGCGATTTCAGGGGTTGCTGCTGGATATAGCGGTAACCAACTCGGAGAATTGTGGGTATCTTATCGGTTGAGATTGAGAAAACCCAAATTCTACGAAGGCATTGGCTATGGTATCAATTTTGATGCATTTATTGGCAAGACTGGTGTTAGTACGACTTATGTGTTGGGGACGGCCCCATACAAAAGTCCTGGGAATTCCATTGGTGGTGATTTTAATAAGAACACTAATGTGTATACTTTTCCAGACAATTTCACCGGTACTGTCAGGGTACAAATTATTGCGAGAGCTGCCACTTCTGTGGCTACCACTGGTACTTCTATAACCACTGCGGGGAATATACATGTTAAGACTTATTTCTCTGACGATGGTATTACTAGTGCCACAAGCACTTGTGCATCTAATACCTCTGCTACTAATTCTTATTGTATTAACGAGCGCTATATGTTGGTCAGGCAAGCGACTACAGCTAATGGTAATTACCTAACGTTCGCGTTGGGTACCATCACTGGTGCGGTTAACGTAGTGCAGATATTCATTGAGGAAGCAAATCCGAAGCTGGGAGCGATCTCTTCATACATCGCTTTCTAGAACTAAGAGTTTAAAATGTAAGTATGTTTGTTATCGTGGTGAACCACGCAAATCCATATGGGTTTGGTTTCATTAGGATGTCGAGAGCTAGCCGTCAACGAGGAGCCGACTTGAAAGTCGAGAGAAACTTAATTGGCGGAATGAATGCGAGTGAACGGGAGATGGAACAGAAGAAGGAACGAGAGACACGTCAGAAGAAAGAAGAGTGGAAGAAGAAGAAATCTGGTAAGAAAGAGGAAGACTTCAAAGTGCAACCAAAAGATCAGCGAGTGAGAGTTTGCAAAACAGGTAGAAATGTGGCTCCTTTTACAGGAGCATGCAGAATACCGGACACGCAAGAATGGATAGCTGATGCTTTGTATGATGAATTTCGAAGATCGGTTCAAGACCTTTACAAGAAAGAAGTCAGACAGGTTATGCTTATACTAACTTCATATTACCGGAAATCCAAAGACGCGCATAGACGATGGCCTTTAGTGTCAATCGAAGCGTATCGGGAAGTATTTCACATATTATTCAAAACTGATGTGGTTCTGGCAGATGGCAGTACAGTGCGATTGGGCGCTTTACAATTGCCTTACAATCTTGTTCCTGTGCTATTGGGCCCAACAAAATTGCAGCTTGAAGGAATCATGGGTATCCCTATCGTGTGCCCTAAAAGCTTGCGCGTGCCCGAGGTACAAAAATCAGTGACAGAAACGCGAGTTTTGGTTAAGCGTTTCCCAGAGGAAGGTGTGCAAATCTTGTTGATTCCAGAACGTCAATGGGAGGACCACCGCTTGTTCGGCAAGACAATTACCAGGTATCAGGAAGTCAAAGGTAATCGAGCTCGAACAGCGAAACAGTTGATACGAAAGAAGTTTGTGGCTGGCAGAAACGGTACCAAACAGGGAGATGACGATATTGATTTCGTAGCTGATATTATGAGTTTGTTCAAGATGGAGAGCGAGTTTTTGTTGAGTTTAAGATTTACTCCAAAATTTTGTCTATACACTCCATGGAATGACGATATAATAACAGCCAGTCGTTACGAAGAGATGTTGTTGACTAGCCCCAGACTTCTAGAGTTGAAAGAGATATGGTTGGCTTGTGCCATAACTCAAGAGGATAACAAGGTGCGGATGAACAAACAGGTGATGTTCTTGAAAACACTTTCTAAGGCGCAGAAAGTGGCGCGTAATTGTTCAGGCGATTACCGTCGAGAAGCCCAAGATTTGATTCTCCGAGCCGCTGATTTGTACTATGCTTATGTTGAAAATCATTTAGAACATGCTTTACTGTTCTATCGGATGGGATACTTAGAGAGATGTGTGCATATCTTAAAGCGTGAGTTTATTTGTTTTTCTCTACTGTCGAAGGTAACCAAGCGCGTTGGATACTTTAACGGGTGTATCCTCCAGGGTGAGATCACCGGCAAAGATGATGTGGAAGGAATGGTTATGAATCCTATTCTGCAAAAAGCCGAGGATTATGAGATGTTCTGGGAATGTTTCGAAGGATTGACTCAGGGTGAGTATTCCATAGATGAATTCCTAGGAGATTTTGGAGGAGAAAACGCTAGAGAGAAGTTTCATGAAGATGCTGATTATTTGTTTACTCAGCTACCGGCCAACAAAATGCATTTGTGGGAACAATTTGTGCGTCTGTTCCATTTCCACGATCGCATTTTCAAGGTTGGAGAAATTCATGTGCCACTTTTACATCAAACGCAATTTGAGACTCCTAAGCTGGCGGCCTTGAACCGCTATGCTGTCCTCGATGATGAGGAAGAAGAGAGCCCGCAGTCTGGACCCGCTAATTCAGTTAAGCTGGAGACTGCTGCTGTTGCAAATCCTTTGCATCAGCCTGCCCCTATTCAGAGACAATCTGAAAACCAAGTCAAAGTCCCGCCGGGGATAAGACTTGAAGGAGAGGATATTGTGATTGAAGATCTGGATTTGTCAGACCTCCCAGCGGTGCGAGATTTTCTCAACGAAAATACCAACAATAAGAACATCAATCTATTGTGGCATATTTTCTTGATGAAGAGGATGAGCGCTACTGGTTCTGAAATTGACAATCTGGTTGGAGACATGATAATGTATGATCATTTTTCCAACTTCAATCAAAGTCTTGGTGCTATGAAAAGTAAAGATTATGAGTATCTTGAAGATTTTAGCGCCTGGGCTTTTGGGACAGTGGACCCACCGACTGACGAGTCGAGTGGAAGGGTGGAGGAAAACACCGAAAACGTTCTATCGGGTTCGAATGAAGCTTCATCAGTACCTTCCGTTCATACGGACCCGATTTTGACTGGGGGTGATTCCAGTGAAGCGAGTCTCCCCCCCCGCGACCTTCCTTCCCATGGTGGTCTCGGTCCAACATCACCATTGCCAACAAGGGTGGTGCCGCCTCTACATCGAGAATGTTATTACCAATTAATGGTAGGATGTACTATCAAAACATATAAGAAATTGGTATTTGTCAATGTTCCCGATCCGAGATGGCATGTTCCTTTGCAAAAATTGCGAAAGAAACACCTGATGTCTTCTATGACGGCAGTTGGTAATGGCGCTTACTTTGTATACAATTTCAAGAATGAAACTTATGATGAACATATGTATGCTCCAGAAGAGAATTTTTACATAGGTTTCGACTTTCCATGGTTACCATTGATTCGTTGCGAGGGTTGGATTTATGATTTAATTATAACAATTCCCGATGACTTCTATGGTGTCACGGTCCCAAATTCTTATTGGATTAAAGACTATGACTTGACAGATGTCGTTAACTTCAACGATCATAAGTATCATGGCATGCATGAGAATCGTAAATACACTGTAAATTGGACTCGACCGCGTGAGATGACGAGCACACCAATTGAATGGTTAATTTGTCGCTATGCAAACACGTACGAATATCCTATGGATGTTGACGCTCCCGATGATGACCAGGATACCGAAGCACCTAGTGCTAGGAAAACTTGGCCAAAATCCGTCAACACTGATATTAAACCAGTTTCTCTGGTGGTACAGTTTCGAGCTAGATATCAATCACCACATTTTACTAGTGTGAATGGTTTAGCTCAAGTGACTTATTCGCCATATTCTTTGGCTTCGTGGTTTAACGTGTTCAATTATTGTTTTTGGCAATCGTCAGACCAATCATGTTGCTGGCGCAATGAGAAGTATATTACTGCCCTCATTGCAACGCAAGTTTCTAGTGATTGTATTAATACGGCGTCAAAGAACACTTTGAACACTTCTTTAGTGACCACAGTCCAGAGAGATGTGACTAGTCGTTTCAACTCTGAATTTCCTTGTTTGGCTATTCATGAACCGGAGTTAACTAATCATATTGTGATTAACACGGTGAATTATGTTCAGAACAAATTAGCTATACGTAGAAAGGAAGTGATGGGTTATCTAATACCGGGGAATGATGGAGCGCGCAATTTGAATGAACTCTTGAGAGCATTCGGTAGTACCGTGATCAGTTACACTCACTATTATTTTAAGAGCATTGCTGTGTTCTTATTCTTTGTGATTTTGTGTATTGTCATTTATGGCATTTGGAGATCTGCCACGATTAAAGGCTTTACTCCATCTGATCACCGCCGTCTCAATGAAGTGGAGGAAGAAAATTTTGCTTGGTTTTTACCAGCAGCTTTGTTTTCTACTTTACTTGGGTTTTTCATTTGGCGACTTCATCTTTGGAGAGTTGCGGAGGCTCTGAGGGTGGACTATCTAGACAGTTTGGAAAGAGGCACATATATGGACGATTATCCTAATGTGGTATGCCCTCTAGATAGACCCATCAGAGTTCCTGCTCATGAATATGATGGGAACATTGGGCGTAGTGAAATACCGTGGGAGGATCCCCACCTCAAAGAAGCATATTCTTATGATGGTCAAAAATCGGAACCTATTTTCAACGATTTTGTGTTGCCGGTCTATGAGAATAATTCTTTTGGTGAGTTGATTTTCACTCTTACGTCCCCTTTAGTGCAACCTGGGAAAGGACCGACTGCCACCACGAAAATGTTGTTGCGTACTATTCGCGACCCATGGAGTGGAGAATGTGGGTTCCAAGAGATGTGTAGACATTGGGCAGATTATGAGCAACATTTGAGCGACTTGTTACATTATGATCATTACGATACTATTGATTTGGAATATGATGATCACGTCGCTTGGGCTGATTTGCCGTCTCACACACCCAGTATGGCTAAAATGTACAAACGTGCTCTAGACACTATTTGGCATCTTGGTGCGCGCACTCGTCAAATTTATTTTGGTAAAACAAAATTGAAAGTTAAACATGATGAGTTGCTGCATTGTTCTAAACAAGGACCACGACCAATATGTGCTATGCACGAAACCGCAGCTGTTTATTTCGGTCCGTACATTTATCACGCCACACAGACACTAAAGAAAGAATGGCGCTGTGAACTGGAGACTAGACATATTATTAGAGTTAGAGGAGCTTCTTTTGACGGTTTCTTCTATCCTGTTTGGGCTCCAGGGAATGATTTCTTTTCTTTGGGCAATCCGATTGACTATTTTGAAAATAATCTGAATTGCCCCGAGGACTTGTGTGTGTTGTTAGTAGCTGGAGACGACACTCTGTGCCTCATGAAAATAGGGAAAAGAATATTGAGATTTGAATGTGATTATAGCAAATTTGACCAGAGTCAAGTTTCCACGTATTGGGAACATGTACACTTTGGGAACGATTTGTGTGGTTCTCTGGTGAATAGTTTAGCTATGTTGGAGCTACTTGGAGTACCTAGCGAAATCACTTATCTCTTGATGGACGCCTATCATTCTAAGATGTTCCTAGAACACAAAGGCATCAATTTTCGTGGGAAGTTGAAGGTTGCAGTCACTGGCAACCTTCCCGGTTCAATGGATTTCTTTCCAACCGGTTCCCCTGCGACTACATTCAATAACACAGTTAATAATGTCTCTTTTTGGCATCATTTGTTATTGAATTTTCATTTTACCGACGACGTTAGTTTAGAAGAAGCAGTG